TCAGTCAAATTTCAGGTTGTTTGCAGCTTTCTGCATTTGCTCAAAAGTTGAGTGAACATATATTGATGTTGTGCTGATGTTGGAATGTCCCAGCATACGGCGTGCAGTCTCAATATCGGCGCCGCTCTGCAAAAGGTATGTTGCGTAAGTGTGCCGCAGCTTGTGAGGGGATATGTAAGGCATATTTGGGTATTGCTCCTGCACCGAACGGTAAAAGTTGATATATCGGTGATGATAAGCTGTAAAGGAAAGGTGTTCCCCGTCGTCGTTATGGAATACAAAGCCTGTTGTCTGCTTGTCTATTGCCTGAACTCTGCGGAGGATACGAATGCTTTCGTCACATAGAGGAACACGGCGGTCACGGTTGCTCTTTGTAGAGGGGCGTATCTCAGGGTGAGGAGAAGCGTTCACCAGCGTTTGACATACGCTGATATATCCGTCATCGAAGTGAACATTCTCCCAAGTGAGGGCAAGCACTTCACCACGTCTGAGACCTGTCCACAGCTCCAGCTCAAACATAAGCATTTCAGGGCATTCAGCGTGGAAGAGGTTCTTCATCTGCTCTTTGGTAAGCAGGCAAGGCTCTTTGTAAACCTTTTTGGGTGCTTTGATTTTCTCGACAGGGTTCTTGTCGGTGTATTCATTGAGGACGGCTTCATTGAAGCAGCGTTTGAGCAGATAATACACTTTGCGCTGTCGGCTGGTGCTGTAATCAATAGCAGTATTCATACATCGCTGAATGTGCATAGGCTTAATGGTTGAGAGTTCCATATCAGCTATGGGATAAAAGTGTTTCTTGTTGATTATCTGATATTCAACGGCGCAGTCGTGAGTGACTATGCCATAACAATATATTTCAAAAAATTCATCGAACCATTCGCCAAAGGTCATTTTATCACCTACTTTCATATATCACATATAATCACATAACAGGCAGCTTGCAAAAGGGGATTGAATGGGGAGAGCGGTTCCGTCCGTCAGTGTAAAATTCACATAAACTTTGCAAACTCCTCCAAGACTTTCCGAGCGGCTCACGGAGATCGGGCATTTAAGAGGTCACCCCCCTCAGAGCGCCGCCTGTTTTGCTGTCCTCTATGGGGTTTGCGTGGGCTTGCTGGTGCTGCTCCTTTGGTAAGCGTGTGGGGGCGACCTCTTGCCCTCATTATGTGTGAGCCGCACGGAAACCCTCGGAGCTTCTGCAAACTTTATGAGAATTTTCCCCGACTGCTACCACTAGAACCGTTGTGTTGAGCAAACGCTAATCAGTGGTCAGGTATTTGAAGCCTGTCTTTGCAGGCTCGCAATAATACTCATAATCGCATATGAAGCTCGAATAATCGGTATCATCTAGGCTGACAGGTACTTTGCGAACAATGTTTCCGCCAGCGTAATAGTAATTGCCGAATATCTTTGAAAGGTCTTTTGTAATGTACTTTGTAATATAGCCAGCAATGCCGTTCCCGTCTCCAAATATTTCAATGGCAGTAGAGAAGCCGTATTTCCATTGTGGCAGGTTGTACACAGTCTGAGCAGTTGCAGGGTCAATACCTTTGCGCCTGAGAGTTTCAAGCCGCAGGGGCTTCTCATAGCCCTTGACTTTGCGTGTGCCGCTGTCTGTGAGGGTCAGACATTCATTGAAAAGTCCGTGGAGATGTATGCCGCCCTTTTTGTGGTTTTCTGGAATGAGTATGTACTTTAAGCCGTGGCGGCTGGTCATATTCTTTAGGAACGCACGCAAAATGGAAATTATCTCTTTGGGGTCTTTGCTGTTTACCTTGTCAGGGTCAAAGGTGAGGGTAACGAAATATTTGAAGGTGTTCTCATTCATCAGGACGATATCATAAACGCTGGTAATACTGCGGCGTATGCTGTCGTTTCTGGTAACAGGGGAACTGCTTTGCGGCTTTGGAATTTTTACGTGTTGAGCATTCTCACATACTTCCCAGCCATCTTCACGGAAAATATTTCTGCTGGCAACTGTAATCTTACACATACCTTGCGGATATTTCTTGACCTTCATATTATGGAATACATTGTTATAGGATTTCCTAAGCATTTTCTATACCTCCCGTGCAACTGCAAAATCCTGAATTATAGCCGTTTTTCAATACCCTCTGAGAAAAATCTGTGGATATAATCAAGTAGTCTCTCGCCCCCCTCACTGCCGCCGCTTCCGCAGCTCCGCAGCCAGTGGGCTTTGCGGTGCTTGCGGCTTTCGCTCGGCAGTTTCGGGGGCTTTTTGGAGATTAACCATTGAAGCATACCATACGATAATTATTATTACCGTACAGTTATTATAATACCATTAAGTTATCTTGTTGTCAATACCTTTTGGTTATTTTTTGAAAAATACTACCAAAAGGTATTTAAATGTGCTATAATGGTATTATCGAGGTGATAAAATGTACTCAAATAACTTATATGAAGCACGAAAACAAGCTCGAAAGACACAAGCCGAATTGGCAGAAATGCTTGCGATGAATACGATAGTGTACGGCAGATATGAGCGTGGCGAAAGAGATATTCCGTTGAGCGTTGCCGTTCAAATGGCTGATGTTCTGAATGTATCACTTGATTATCTGGCTGGAAGGTCAAGAATTGCGAGTGGAACTAAGAGTGATGATGAATTTTTACAGAAAACTCTTATAGACCCAGCTATGAAAAATGTGACTAGCGAAAAAGATGCACTTTACGCATATGTCAATGTTTTGAGAGAAGAACAGCGAAAGACCAATGAGAAGACGGAGAACGCTGTGGCTCAGATAATGAAGATTATAAATGATAAATACCCCTCGGAATAAAATCCAAGGGGTATTTTGCTGGGTGAATATTCGCCCAAATACGACGTTCAGGTTCTAGTGGTAGCAATACCGTGTGTGTTCAAGTCACATTATCCGCACCAAAGAAAAACCTCGTAGATACGTAATCTGCGAGGTTCTTTTTTATGTTTTTCAGAGCATTTTGCGCATAAAATGCAAGGCAAATAGAGTGTTCTAGTGGTACCAGTCTATTTTTTGACAAATTTAAGCTTCTGTATCTCATTTTGTGCCTGCTCAAAATCGCTATGAACATATATCTGAGTTGTGCTTATATCAGAGTGTCCCAGGATCCTGCGGGCTGTTTCCACATTTACTCCAGACCGTAAAAGGTACGTTGCAAACGTGTGCCTGAGCTTGTGCGGCGTAAGGTGACGAAACTTGCTGTCGATAGCCTGGAGCTTGTCAATGCAGCGCTGATATCTTCCATAATAGCCCTTGAATGAGAGCGGTTTATCTTCCCGATACTTGAACACATAGCCGAATGTACTGTCATATTTTCGGATAAGTTTCAGAACACTAAGCGCTTCATCGGTAAGCGGAACACGTCTGTCCCGTCTGGATTTGGTAAGCTTGACAAGCTGTTCGCCGTCTTTGGTGAGTACGATCGTCTGGCATACCTTTATGTAACGTTCATCAAGATTGATGTTGTCCCAGGTCAGAGCGAGGAGTTCAGAGCGGCGCAATCCCGTAAGCAGTTCAAAGGCAACCATTCTGAAACAGCAATCCTTGTCAACATTCTGTAAGATGATATCTATCTCCGAAGAGTTGTAGCAGTCTGTCTCATGACGCACCTTTTTAGGCGGGCGCACCTTGTCCACGACATTGTTATCTATCAGATCGTTTATCAAAGCTTCCTGCATTACCTTATGCAGAAGATAATATACCTTGCGCTGTCGGCTGGAACTGTAGCTGATAGCTGTTTTTATGCACATCTGAACATCAATAGGCTTGATGTCCTGCAGCTCCTTGTTAGCTATAAGATAAAAATGCTTGCGGTTTATGATGCTGTATTCCTTGGAACAGGAATAACTGATAACATCATCACAGTTGACCTTGAAAAATGTATCGAACCATTGAGAGAATTTCATATCACAAAGCACCTCTTTCAGATAAATATTCAAGTATTCCGTCAGATGATGTTCCCATCTGATTTTTAAGATCCTTGTATTTCGGATTCAGATCACGGTGGTTGACCGATTCTCGGAGCTGTTGACAGAATTTTTCCATGCCTATAATATCTATCATAGTCTTGACCGCTCCTGAGCATTGACCGAAAACATAATTGCCAAGATGTGTGAAATTGTATTCGACACCAGGGCAACAGAAGATACTTACACTGTCGTAGCTTTCAAGAAATTTTTCCCACCAGTCGGCAGTGTCCCAGCGCCTCTTGTTGCTGTCGGTGCCTGTGGGCTTGACGAATCGCAGGTAATTATTAAGCACGTTAAAATAATTCATGCAGATATCACCGCAAAGCTTGGCAAAACCTATTGCATTCGCCCCACGGAGCTGTATCTCACAGCGAACCCAATGTTCCAGATCTTCACGCTTGCGCTCTGCTTTCTTATCGTAAATACGTATGTAGATGTTTGAACGCATGGAACCAAGACCGACACAGCAGCCCTCTGACCCGAAAGTAACCGACCATTTCTCAAAACGGGCAACATAATTCTGTGCAGCCGTTTCACGGACTACAGTATCAATATCAAGCAATCCGTCGAAATCATCATAAGCGACATCAAGTCGTGTAAGGTTCATCTGCCGCTTTTCTGCGTCCTCGCTGTAGTTTTCGATTATGGCATCAAATAAGCTGCTGTAGTCTCCGTTGCCGTAAGTCTCGAAGCTCCTGCAGCCCTGACCGGACATATTTACACATATGCCCATATCATCACGACCGCCATAACAAATAGATATGCCGCCAAAGTGCAGGCACATGGGATAGCCATTCATTCCCCTGTCAAGCTGTAGGAAAGATATATCGCTCAGTCCCAGGATATTGATTACATCATCAACGCTATGTATTTTGGTCGTGAATGTGATCCAGTCATAGATTATCTTATTTGTTTCTGCCAATGTCTGACACCCCTTATTGTACGTTCTACCCCCGTGTTACTGGACGGGGGTGCAAGGGGAAGTTTTCCCCCCCTTTCATTATCAGATCACAGAATAAAAAATCATTTCTTTTTTCTATTGGCTTTGATTGATTTTATAACTGCCGGAAGCTGAACACATACAGCTGCTATTGCAGGCGACACAGTAATAATCCATGCAATAAGTGCATGATCGCCATAATATAAATTGTGAAGTACCTCTATAACATTTGACATTTCCATAACTCCTTTTTTTATTGTTTTAAATAAACCTTTGAATAAACGGCGGGACTCTCCTACGCTCCGCTGCGGTTTCCCGCCGTTTATTCTGCGGTTTATTCAATAGCTTTTACCCAGCGAAGAATAACTTGGTAAATATAATATGTTGCAATCGCTATTAACCAAGTTTCAAGTACCGATATCCATAAATAAATAGGAATAAACCAGTTTACATATGAAAGAACTTTTGAAATAGATGGATTAGTCGATAAAAAAACTATCGGACTCTTAGGGAGTGCCTTAATAATGCCATCTACTATTTTTTGAAAATTATCAGTGATCCAATTAAGCAAATCCATATATTACGCCCCCTTAACGATTTTGCGGCTTGTGAAAATGAGCATAAACATAAATCCAATAGTCGATGTCCAGCGCAGAATCACTGCCAATGGCTCAAAAGGTGTAAAATCTATTGTAATGGGGCATACAACCCCTTGAAAATTGCCTATGGCGGGGAATTTGATATTATATGTAAAAACAGGGTCAACAGGCTTCTCGGCAAATAGCTTTATGCCTCTTACAAAGTCAAACGGCAGACAAAACGGAAATACCTGAGTGATAGTGCTTGATAATATCATTTCAGATAATGTTCCTTCGTAAGTTGCTTCAACAGTTACATCTGTCTCATCTGCTTCCTCCCATTCAAGCTTATTTTCAAGTTCTCTGAGAAGCTGCAGAAGATAATTTATTAAATCAGCAAGAGCTGTATTGTTATAAGCAGAAAAATCATACCGGGGATCATAAGCCTGATTATTTATTGTAATGGTTCCGTCGCTGTTAGGATAATATGTAACGCCATTATACGTGACGGATCCGTCAGGATTCAGGTAATATGGTTCACCATCTATATAAACCGTTCCGATGGGCTTATCTTCCTCACCGATAACGGGTTCGTCGGTAACTCCGACATCTGTATCAATATAATCAGAAAGCCTGATACTAAATGACCAGTAATTATCCACGACCTGGAAGTAAAAGCCCTCAGATGAATAAAAAGAGTTTTGAACAATGCTTTTTACACGGTTTTCATCATAGACGCTGTGAGAAGAGCCGCTGTGTGTGGTGATATCACTTATCAATTTTCCGTTTTCATCATACACATACTGGTGAAACACCCAGCATTTGCGGTCGAGGCGATCCCGTTCCTCTTTCCAGTCAAACACAACGCTTTGACCCAGCGCATTTGAGACCTTATAGCCATATGTTCCGACTTTTGAAACGTTGATATCATTCTCATGAGTTCCCAGCCATGCCTGCATATCCAGACCCATTGAATTAAGCTGGGAAGCTGAAACACCGTTTGCCTGCATATCCATGACCATGTTATAGATATCGCTTGTAAGTATCATTCCGCCGCCTGCTGACGTTAAAAATATTGCGTTCTGAGGATTGTGCATGAACAGATCCATGTAAGCCTGCGTGGTGGAATCCTGCGCCCTATACATATCTTCGAAGCTGTCGCCGATATTATCAGCGGAAAAAGAGAAACCCAGACTTGCCGCCAGATAAAAGAAAAACGCTATAATTGATGCCGTCAATTTAAATCACCCCTTTGTAACTGTTTCTGCCGCTCGATGAGCAGCCCACAGAGCTGCGCCATAAGTGCTTTTTTGTGTTCCCATTCTGCTTTATATGGAGCAAGCACAGTATCAAACATACTGTAACTGTTATACATCTGACCGTAAAAAGGTCTGTATCTGAAAAAGCGCTGCTCTATTGGCTCTTTATCTCCACGCCAGCACACCTTGTAAGAAAATAACCCACCGAGAAAAAGTGAGAGGAAAAAGCCGAAATTACCTTGATATTTACGGTTATAATGCTTGACTTCGGTTTCTGCATATTCAATGACCTTGCGGCTTATAAGTCTTTTGGATTGCGGGACAAGAATGATTTCATATCCCAAATGCCTGTGTTGTCGAAAAAAATTATCCCACTTATTCCACAGCTCTTTATTATCACCTATAACTGTAGGCGAAAACAGTGCAACGCATTCATCAAGATATAAATACGTTTGTTTTTCTTTGCCGTAAACGTGATAACGTGCGGCAAAATCATATAAAAATTCAACGGTCATGTATTCGTTGGGGACATAGTAAAAGTTTTCGGCTCGTTTATCATGAGAATATAGCCGAATTTTACCCTTTGAAATATTAAAAAGGAACTCCTGAAGCTTGTTCATAAAGCATAAATCTGTATCAATATTGCAAGTGCTGATAACCTTTTTGCCATATCGCAGGTTTTCTCGGATATCTTTTGCAACGTGTAAAGATTTGCCCGAACCGGGTGTTCCTGTCCAAAGTTCAGTAGCCACAAAATCACGTCCTTATAAAAAACTAAGGGCAGGTAAAAACTATTACCCACCCTTTAGCGTTACAGTCCATCAGATGCCGTAACGGTTTAGCCTGCCTTATTGAAGAACTTTTTTGCCCAGCCAATCATAAGAGATATGCCCCACATTCCCACACAAACGGGAATAATTGCTGTTGCAAGTGAAATACAGTTGTTGACAATCTCAATAAAGCCTGACTGAAGACTTTTCAAAATTGAGGAATAGTCAAAAGACGTTGAACCACTTGGAACAGTTTCTTCAGCAGCTACAGTAATCGTAGCAAGCTGGATTGCTGTAGCTGCGCCCATTGCCTTGGGAACAATGCGATGCTTAGCTTCAAAAGAAGCAGCACGAGATTTAAGATCAGAAATAACCTTAATGCTCATATGGATAACCCTCCTATTAAAAAAATTTACTTATAATTCCAAACAGCCACTTAAATGCAGCTATTGAAATACCGATAATTAAGCCGGCGCCGATGCCGATGAAAAAAGCATAAAAAGCACAATTCACATAATATTCGGTCATTATCAACGCCCCTTAAAAAAATGAGATATCAGAAGCCCACAAACCGTTCCGACAGCGCCGACGATGAAAACCACAAAAGCAATTATAAACAGCATAAATTCGCTGTCTGTTTTCTGATAATCGGCGTATAATATTGATATATCGTTTACGCTTGATACAGCTTTTGATTGCTCAACTACGATTTTATCCAACTGACTTATAATCTCCTGCAGCTCATCATTATACGTTGGATCCGTATCAATAAACGTTGTGGTTATCTCCGTTTCCTCGTTCATGGTTATGCGCCTTTCTTCTCAGATTTCTCGGGAAGTGTGATCGTAATGTCGGTAATTGCTGTGAATGTTCTTCCGCCACGGTTGGTGACATCATAATCAATCTCGATCGCTGCGCCGTAAACCTCGCTGCCCTCGTTATAGAACTTTTCAAGCAGAGGTCTGATCGCACGGTTGAAAATAGGGGAGCTCTCTGATATAAATTCACTCTTACCTACGTAGCCGAATGCGTCGCTTGACTTGCAGTTCATGTAGATCGTTGCGCCCTTGACAGGCTGATTGGTTTTCTTGCTTACGTAATCAATCGGCTCATATCCTACTATGATTCCTTTCAT